AAAGCCCTGCAAGACGCCGGCGTGCCGACAACCGAAGCTGGCCTGCGCGCAGCCTGGGAGAAGGAAGTAGCCGCTCAGGGCAGCAAGCTGAGCAACACCAGCGCCTGGTCGCCTTTCTGGCGCCTGATCACCGCCCTGGTAACCAAGCCGGTCATGTGGCTGATCGAGTTCATCGTCAGCACCGTGCTGCCCAACTTTTTCGTCAAGACCGCAACCGGCGCCTGGCTGGACATGCTGGCGTGGGCGGTCAACGTCACCCGCAAGCCCTCCACCAAGGCTCAGGGGCTGCTGCTGTTCACCCGCAGCGGGGTGGCGGGCACCATGGAGATCCCCGCCGGCGTGCGGGTTCAGTCGGTGGCCATCAACGGCAACGTCTACGTCCTGATCACCACGGCCGCGACCCAGTTTATCGACGGTGATTCTCAGGTCCTGGTACCGGTTGAGGCCTCGGAGGCTGGCAGCGGCTACAACCTCGCACCGGGTTACTACTCGATCCTGCCTGAGCCGATCCCTAGCGTGATCCAGGTCGTAAACGCCGATGGCTGGTTAACCCAGCCTGGGGCGGACGAGGAGCACGACGACGACCTGCGCCTGCGCACCCGCAACCAGTTCAGCGCCGTCAACCAATGGCACACCGATGCCGTGTACCGGGCGATGATCGCCAGTTTCCCTGGTGTCGAACCAGACGGCGTGTACTTCGAGCACGATGCCCCACGCGGGCCAGGCAGCGCCAATGCCTTTGTGCTGTTCGAGGCCGGCTCGCCGGCGACCAGCTATCTGGCATCGATCAACAGCCATATCCGCGACCAGGGCAACCACGGCCACGGCGATGACCTGCTGGTGATGGAAATGCCGGCGACCCAGCACACCGTCCGGGTGACTGTGTGGCTGCGCGCTCAGGTCGGCGCCGAACGCCAGGACCAGCTGCTGACGGACATCGAGCTGTTCATCAGGGCAGCATTCCGGGAGAGCACGGACAGCGACTTCCAACCCACGCTCACTTATCCACAGTCCAGGTTCTCGTTCAGCCGCCTGGGCGAGGAGCTGCACGAGGAGTTCACAGGGATCGAATCCCTGCGCTTCGACAATGCCGACATCATTTCCCAGCTGAACATCCCCCGCCTTGACGGCGTCCAGGTGGTGCTCGGTGCTTAAGCTGAAACTCCCTTTCTGGCTGGAAGGCGTCGAGCTTTCCAAGCTCCGCGACGCGGCCCAGTCCTGGTGGACCAAGGTTGAACAGTGGGTCAACTGGCCGCTCCTACAGCTGGACGCCGAGACCTGCCACCTGTCCGTCCTGGACCTGCTGGCTTGGCAGCGCGATATCCAGCGGTTCCAGGGGGAACCGGAGGGCCTTTATCGAAAGCGGGTGAAGTACGCCTTCGTCAACGCCGTGGATGCCGGCAGCAGCGCGGGCACCGTGCGCATCTTCCAGCGGTTGGGCGTGGGCTACGTCGAGATCGAGGAGCGCTTCGACAGCGAGAACTGGGACGTTGTGCGCCTGTACCTCACCGACGGCCAGTTGAGTGCCAATCCGGTGCTGCTGCGCGTGCTGATGCAGCAATACGGCCGTACCTGCCGCCGCTACGAGTTCGCCACGATCACCCCAGTAAGCCTGGGGATGCGTATCGCTCATTTCCATGATGACCAGGAGACGCTGTGCGCCACCTGGGACAAGTCCGCTCGCCTGGTCGTCATCAACGAACTGGCCGTCGTGACCACCGAGAACACCTAGGAGACCCCATGGGAGCAAGCATAACCCTCGCTGGCCAGTCGCTGATTGCACAGAAGCAAGCCGCCCAGCAGATCCTAAAAGTGGCGCGCTTCGTGTTCGCCAACGTCCCGGGCCTCGATCCTACGAAGCCGGTAGATCGGGCCGCCGGCAAACCGCCTGCTGCCCAGCTGGTCTACACCGCCCCGGTCGACCGCGACGGCTACGTGAACCCGAACCAGGTCATCTACAGCGTGATGGTCGACTCCAACGTAGGTGACTGGGATTTCAACTGGATCGGTCTTGAGACCGAGGAAAACGTGCTGCTCGCGGTGGCCTACGTACCGGTCCAGCAGAAGCGCAAGAACATCCCGCCGCAGCAGATCGGCAACAACCTGACCCGCAACTTCCTGGTGGAGTACGACGGTGCCCGGGAACTCACGGGGATCACCGTGGATGCCAGCACCTGGCAGCACGACTTCACGGTTCGCCTGACCGGCATCGACCGCCGCGAGCAACTGAGCAACCGGGATGTCTACGGGCGTGTGTGTTTCTGGGACAGCGGCCTGCAGCTGGAGCGCAACGGCTTCGGCCTGTACCAGGTCAAAGCCGGGACCGTCTACATCGAGGGCGTTCGCATCGGCCTAGACGAGCCCGTCCTGGTCCAGATGCCAGCATTGCCAACCAGGGCCTGGATCGACGTCGCGCTGCGCCGCGTAGGCAATGACGTCATCGCCCAGTGGAAAGTGGTGTTCGGCGCCGTCCGATCCGACTATCAGGACAGCGACGGCACTCAGCATTACCTGGTCCAGCTGGCGAACGTGGACGCAGAGGGTGTGGTCAGCGACCTGCGCCAATGGCAGCCGATCACCTCGGCCTTGATTGAGCACTTCGCCGCGAAAGTCGGCGATTACGAGCTGCTGCGCGCGCGGGCCACGACCAAAGAGGATGTGGACCTGGGCAACATCCCAAACGCCAAGAGCGATGACCCGAACACCGCCAGCAGCGAGATTCTCGCCACCACGGCCGCACTCAGGGCGCTCCGCGATCAGCTCGAGGACAACCAGGTCGGCATGCTGGCCTTCTTCGATCAGGACACCCCGCCAGAAGGTTGGTTGCGTGCCAACGGAGCCGCTGTGTCGCGCACCGTCTATGCCCGGCTCTTTGCGAAGATCGGCACCCGCCACGGCGCCGGCGATGGAGTCACCACCTTCAACGTCCAGGATGTGCGCGGCCGCTTCCTTCGTCCCTTGGATGACGGCAAAGGTCTCGATCCAGGCCGAGTCCGGGGCAGCCTGCAGGCCGATGACACCAGGTCGCACAGCCACACCGCGACCTCGGCCAACGCCGGCGCACACACGCACACCGCCACTACTGCGGCAGCCGGTGACCATACGCACCAGGTCAAAGAGGGTCAGGTGCTCGGCCAAATCACCACAGGCGAGGTGCTTACCTCGGGGGACGACCTGACAACGGGTATCAACGGCTACTCGACCACCAGCAGCGCCGGCAGCCACACCCACACCATCACCGTGGCCGGCGTCACCGACCACGCCCACACCATCACCGTGAATGCGACCGGGGGCACCGAGACTCGCCCGCTGAACATCGCTTTCCCGGTCTACGTCAAATACTAAGGGCAGGGCCATGCAGACCAAGATCGTTTACCAAACCGATCACCTGGGCATCTACGTTGGGGAGGCCATCGCCGATCCTTCGCCGCTCGAGGACGGCGTGTGGCTGATCCCAGGTGGCTGCATCGAGCAGGTCCCGCCGGCGATCCCTGAGCACAAGGCGGCACATTGGGATGGCCAACGCTGGAAGCTGATCGACTCCTATCTGGGCCTCACCGCCTACAACATCCAGACCGGTGAACCCGTTGCCATCGACCGCCATGGGCAACTGCCGCCCGGGTACACCCTGGAAGTGCCGGCGCCGGGCCAGATCTGGAAGGACGGCGAATGGATCGATGACATCCCGGCGGCCGTGGAGCGGCTGTACCAGGAGCGCATCGCGGCCATCGATAGCGCCTGCTCCCGTGAGATCACGGGCGGCGTCTGGTCGCAAGCCCTGGGCGATCGCTACCTCTACAGCAGCAGCCAGGAAGACCAGCTGAACCTGAGCGGCGCGGCTGCCCTGGGCGTCGATGTGGACTACCCATGCACCGACAGCACGGGCACGAAAGCCTTCCGCCGGCATGCCGCTGCCCAACTGCGGCAGGTCGCTGACGAGTTCACATTGTTCAGGCTGCAGCTGCTGCAGAAGTCGTACACGCTCAAGGACCGCCTGCAGGCAGCCCGTGAGGCCAAGGACCTGGCCGGCCTTGAGTCCGTGACCTGGGAGGGTGGCCTGGTATGACCTGGAGCCCTGTCACCATGCGCTGGCCGAGCCAGGCCACCAGCTGGCTGGCCGACCTGGAGGACGCGAAGACTATGGCCGGCAGCGAGCTGGCCAGCACCGGGCTCCGCCTGGCTGCTCTGCAGGACCTGGCCACCACCAATCCAAGCCCGGTCGGTGCTGCAGCTGCTCAGGCGGTGGCAGCTGGCCGTGATGCCATGCACCAAGCGCTTGGTGAGGTACCCATGAGCCTGGTCGTCACCCCGTTCCAAAGCGGAGTGGGCGAAGGGCGAGGCCTGCAGCGCTATCTGTCGGCACCCAACCTGCTGCAGCACCTGGCCGCGAAGCTGGGCGACGTCACCGACCTGAACCGGCCAGGTGGCGCGCAATATGCGCTGGTCCTGCTGTTCCTGGGTACCCGCTACGATCACTTCGCCGACACCCTGGCACGGTTCAATGCCGTGCTGCCGCTGCCAGACCTGCAGCGTGCGCAGAACCGTGCCGGACGCTTGTTCGAGCTGGAAACGTCCAAGTGGGAGCTGCCGAACGCCGGCATGCTGCCGCGTTGGGGCGAGCTGCCACTGGAGCGGGCCACCATCACCCGCGCCGCCACTCAGGCGATGTCCGGCCAGCTGGCCGCGCTGGAAAGCTTCGCCGCCAGTTCGCCGATGGCTGACCTGCAAACGCTGGCAGCACGCAAAGCCGCACGAAGTGCCGCGAAGGATCAGGAGTTGGCCAACCTCAAGGCCCAGTTCGAAAGCGCTGAGATGCAGACCACTATCAACGCTCGCCTGCTCGGTCCGGGCAATGCCGCCGAGCTGCGCCGCGAGCTGCTCGCCGGCGAGGCGCCAGGGCATGAGTGGCCGCTGTCCGCCGGCGTGATGCTGGTGGGCTCGCTCAAGGGCCTCAGCTTCGTCCGTGAACTGGTGGGCCTATGACTCTGCTCCTGGACGGCGAAAAGATCCGCGGTCGGGGGATGAAGGTCACCAGCGACCTGCGCATCGAGAGCGGCGATATGTCGGGGCAAACCAGCAACACCGACACCGCACACAAGGGG